TTATTCTTAATAGTTTGGATAAACTTAAGGCCAAGTCCCCATATCTTGTGACTCATAGTGAAGGAGAAGTGCGAGTAGATAACTATGGCTTGCCTTATTCTATTGAACAAGACACACCCTTATATGATCGTCCTGATGGACTCCAAGATAAGAGTGTTGTTAGTTACTTAGGAAAGGTAAAGCGTGATGGTTGTGAATTATTCAGTAATGCACGTCCTCCTTATATCAAAACTGTATTTAAGGGAGTCGTGGAAGAATTTGGTCCTTCCAAATATCAACCTCCAACTAATCCTAATGCAGTTGAGAAAACTATGAAAACTCTAAATAAACTTACTGATCCAGTTCAACATTATGAACATGATGTGTTGAATCTTGCTATCAATGATTATTTAGAGGAAACTGTTTCCATTTTAGCTAAGCACCCTGAAGATAAGAAATTATTTAGAATTTATTCTCAGAGTGAAGCTTTAGATGGAACTTGTGATGGAGTACTTTCCGGTATTCCAAATGATACATCCTGTGGTTTCCCAATTAACAAATCTAAGAAACAAGTATTTGTTAAGGATGGAGACGACCCTTCTCTTGTCCAGGTACCCCGAGAATTTAACGATAATTTTGATATTCAATCAGAAATCGATAGTATTCTTAATGCTTGGAGTAATGGTCTTCGATCAGAATCTATTTATAAGGCTAGTAGTAAAGTTAATGAGCTGCTGCCTAATAAGAAAGCTCAAGATAAAGTAAGGAAATTCTATGGTTCTCCTATTGCAAATTTTGTTGCATCTAGAAGAGCTCTAGGAGCTATCCCTGAATTTATGTTGAGACACTCTGATACTACAGAATGTATGGTAGGTGTTAATGCGACATCTGACCAGTGGACTAAAGTTTACAAGAATCTAACGAGGTTCAATGATACTAATATGATCGCTGGCGATTTTGCAGGTTTTGACACCCGTATGGCTGCACAGATTACTACAGCAGCTGCTCACGTTATTGTTGAGTGGTATCGCGCTGCTGGTATGTCTGAAGCCGACCTCCAATTAGTTAAAGGTGCTCTATCAGATATTGTTCACCCCAATATCCTTATTGATGGAGATTTGTACCGCTTTGCTAATGGAAATCCTTCTGGAAATCTTATTACGGTTCAACTTAACTCAATTTGCAATTCAATTATGATGCGCTATTGTTATTATAAGATGAATCCTACGATTTCCACTCGTTTTGCACAGAATGTTGCTCTCATTACCTATGGGGATGATAATGCTATGTCTGTTGCCGAAACTTGTCCATGGTTTAACCATACTTCATGCCAAAATGTTTTTGCTGGTGTGAATATTGAGTATACTATGGCTGATAAAGGTTCTAAATCGGTACCTTATATTGGAATTGATGATATCTCTTTCTTGAAGAGAAATTTTATCAAGCACGAGACACTTAATTGTATCGTTGCTCCAATTGAAATTGATTCAATTTACAAGAAGTTTTACTATTTAAAGAAACCTTCTGAAAGCCCTCTTTCTTTTGAATCTCAATTCTCAAGTTATTGTGATGGTGCTTTCCGTGAGGCTTACTTGCATGGTCGAGC